TCATGGAACGGGGGTTAGGTACTTTCATCTAAGATCATGACTCAAGTCGAATTGGATGCCCGTGTTCGGGAGCAACAGGCTGCTGCAAAAGAAGCCAAGCTTAAGTATCGCGGCATTGCTTACAAATCACACGCTACTAAATTCTAAGTAGCACGGGAGTCAGGCACCTCAGTGTCGGACCTGGCTCCTCTTGGCGTTGGCCTCTACGGAGACACCCTTCGCCGCTAGCGGTGTGTAGCACCCTAACGCTACAAACATTTAACAATGGATCCAACAACGATTGCGTGGGCATCTGGTCTTTTTGAAGGCGAGGGCACAGTGCGTAGAAAACTAGAAATAGAAATGACTGATAAAGATGTTATTACTAAATTCTGGGACATTATGAATTGCGGAAATGTGTATTATCGAGAACGTCCGAATGTCAAACCTACTTGGCGTTGGGCAGTTGGCAATAGACATGATGTAGTAAAATGTTTGTCACTGATGCTTCCGTTTTTCGGAAACCGGAGAGCCTATCAAGCTCTAAACATTCTAGACAGTTTAGAGTTAGTGTAATAACTTTCTCTTAACTTTAAAATGGCACATCAAAATTCTAATGAGCCTCTTGCTGATCTTACTCAGCTAGGCCAATCTAACCTGACGGGTGATACCCGTGCCCTGTACCTCAAGCTGTTTAGCGGCGAGATGTTCAAGGGTTTCCAGAACAACACGATTGCTCGTGATCTGGTTATGAAGCGGACTCTCCGTAATGGTAAGTCCCTGCAATTCATCTACACCGGTCGTACGACTTCCGAGTTCCATACCCCTGGCAACAGCATTCTGGGTAACTCGGATGGCGCACCTCCGGTGGCTGAGAAGACCATCACCGTTGATGACCTGCTGATTAGCTCGGCTTTCGTCTATGAGCTTGATGAGATTCTTGCTCACTACGATCTGCGTAGCGAGATTTCCCGTAAGATCGGCTATGCTCTGGCTGAGAAGTATGACCGTCTGATCTTCCGTGCTATCGCTCGCGGTGCACGTAAGGCTTCGCCTGTGTCTGCCACCAGTTTTGAAGAACCCGGCGGTACTCAAATCCGTGTTGGTTCTTCGGCTAACGAATCTGATGCTTTCGATTCCGCTGCTCTGGTTAACGCCTTCTATGACGCTGCCGCTGCTATGGATGAGAAGGGTGTCTCCATGGATGGCCGTGTTGCCGTCCTGAACCCTCGTCAGTACTACTCCCTGATCCAAGCTGTTGGCACCAATGGTCTGATCAACCGTGACGTTCAAGGTACTGCTCTGCAGTCCGGTCAGGGTATCATCGAGATCGCTGGTATCAAGATCTACAAGTCCATGAACATCCCGTTCCTGGGCAACTATGGTACCAAGTACGGTGGTACCACTGGTGTGACCGATCCTGGTAACACTGGTGACTTCGTTGCTGAAGCTCTGTCTGCTGATGACAACTACGATGACACCTCTACCGGTATCAACAACAATTACGGTACTGCTGCTGAAGTGGGTACCACTTCCTGTGGTCTGATCTTCCAGCGTGAAGCTGCTGGTGCTGTTGAAGCTATTGGTCCTCAGGTCCAAGTCACTTCTGGCGATACCTCCATCATCTACCAAGGTGATGTGATCGTTGGTCGTCTGGCTATGGGTGCTGATTACCTGAACCCCGCTGCAGCTGTTGAGCTGTATGTCGGCGGTACTGCACCTTCTGAATTCTGATCTTAATCAATACTGGGGGAGCTTCGGCTCCCCTTTTTTTTATCTTTTGACAGGTAACTATGCCCTTTCCTACTTATGCTGTGTCCACCGAACTGGATGCTGTAAATCAAATACTTAGCTCAGTGGGACAGGCTCCTGTCACCACACTAGATCTCCAGAACCCTGAAGTATCTATTGTACTCAACACCCTCCGGGAAATCAACAAACAGGTTCAAGCTGAAGGCTGGATCTTCAACACTGAACGTGAATATGAGCTGGTTCCTGACAGTGTAACTAACCAAATTGCATATCCTACTAACCTTCTGCAGATTGACGCTAATCAGAAACAACACAAGTCTGATTATGATGTAGTCCGTAGGAATGGTAAGTTATATGATCGTTTGAATCATACTTATACTTTTACTGAAAACATTAAAGCTGATGTAGTTTGGTACTTTGATTTTACTGATGTACCTCCTGCATTCCAAGCTTATATTACTGCCAGAGCTGCACGTATGTGCTGCGTTAAAATGGTAGGAGATCGTGAACTACAAGCACTGCTCCAAGAACAAGAGATGATGACTCGTGCTGCAGCCATTGAATATGATTGCAATCAAGGTGATTACTCTATGTTTGGATTCAGTGATGGTAAAGATTATTACAATAGCTACCAACCTTTCCATGCATTGATGCGATGAGCACTATTACCCAACGGATACCTTACCTATTTGGTGGTATTTCACAACAACCAGACAATCGTAAGTTTCCTGGACAGCTTCGGGATTCTATTAATGCTTTCCCTGACTATGCTCTTGGCTTACTTAAACGTCCTGGTGGTCAGTACATCACTGAACTCTATGGAGCCAGTAATTCAGGTAAATGGTTTTCTATCCTGAGGGATGCTCAAGAAAAGTATGTTGGACAATATGATGACAATACGTTTCGTATTTGGAGCCTGCTTGATGGCAGTCCCCGACGTGTCGATATGGGTTCCGATACTGGTGTCCCCGGCACTTGTAATCAAACGAATCTTCAAACTGATCTAACTGCTTACAATGCAGCTGTCGATGATACTGCTGCTAAACTGGCTTTACTGCACACTGCTCAAGCAGACTATGCAGAAAAACTAGCAGGTCAAAATGCTACAACTAAATCTCTGTTTGCTGTTAACTACAACTACCCAACCGGTCAAATTGATCAGTATCTCACCTCTGGCATCATAAAAAATGCTGCTGGTGTCTATACAGTCAAGAACGCTGATGCTGTCATTAGTGTTGATTCAAGTTTACCTGCTGGCTATGCACTGGGTACTGAACTGACTGATGAACACCCACTGCTTGCTTCTGAAGGTTATCGTGTCTACCAAGCTATTCTGACTGTTGCTGCTACCAGCAATGCGAGTGAGTTAGCTGCAGCGTTGACTGCGATGAATACCGCTCAAACTAACTATGACAACGCTGTAACTGCGGAAGCTTCTGCTAAGTCAGACTATGATGCAGAAGTGACTAATTGTGTTATCTCCGCTACTCCTTCCAATGGTTACCTATATGGTGCTACGGCTGATGATATTGAGCTGCTTACTCTTAACGACTACACCTTTGTTCTTAACAAGGCGAAGACTGTAGCATTGAAAGCAGCTACGTCTGCCGCTAAACCGAACGAAGCTTTTGTCGTTGTTAAAGTCATTGGTCAAGGTCATTATGACCTTAAGTTAGATGGCACTCTTCGTAGTCAAAGTCCTACATCTCCACAGGATGTTCAAGCGGTAACTTCTCACTTTGTTAACGACATTAATGGTCAAACATTTGGTGGTAAAACTTATACCGCTGTTGCCGTTGGTCCTGGTGTTTATATTAGTTGTACTGATGATTTCACTATTGAAGTGATAGGCGGTCCATCTGAAGACTCTATGTTTGTCTTCCAAGAAACTACGCCTACCGTTGCTGATCTACCACTTCAATGTAAGGACGGTTATGTTGTCCGAGTAGTCAACAGTATTGATGTTGATGTCGATGACATGTACGTTAAGTTTGTAGCAGATGAAGGTGCTACTTATGGTACTGGTGTTTGGGAAGAGACGATTGCCCCTGGTATTAAGTATGAGTTTGATGAGCTAACTATGCCTCATCAACTGGTACGTCAGGCTGATGGTTCATTTACCTACGGTCCTGTTACTTGGGAGAACCGTTTGGTTGGTGATGAAGTTACTAACCCTGATCCCAGCTTCGTTGGTTCTAAAATCAACAACCTGTTCTTTTATCGTAACCGGCTTGGGTTTCTTTCTAACGAAGCAGTTATCTTGAGCCGAGCTGGCGATTACTTTAATTTTTGGGCTACTACTGCTTTAACCGTTACTGATGATGATCCGATTGACATCACTGCATCCTCTGTGAGACCTGTCAATCACCGTTACGTCCGTCCCACCAGTGTTGGTCTTGTTTTGTTCAGTGATACTGAGCAGTTCATTCTGACTACGGATGCTGACATTCTTAGCCCTAAGACGACTAAGATTAACGAGTTGTCAAGTTATGAG